TTTAAATGAATATAAATTAGAATTAGAACCAGGTAAATCATTGTATTATAATGGATCTAGATATAAGCATGGAAGACCTAGTAAATATACAGGTAAAGAATATCTAAATTTCTATGTACATTTTAAAATAAAAGATACTAAAGTAATACCAATTAAGCCTAAAAACAATAGTCATATAAAAATGATCTAATGGGTAGGCATTCAGGTTGTAATAGAGGCAATACTAAAAAAGACAGTAAGGAAGTTATAATGGCTGTATTAGCAGAGCAACGTAAAAAATATAAAGAGGCATTTGAGAAGGTAGGTGAACATTTAAGAAAGGTAGAGGAAAGAAAGGCTGCTACTAAAGAACGAAATAAAATTAGAAAGAAAAAAAACAAAAACGTAACTAGAGCAAAAAATAAAAACGACTATTATGATTAAATTAGGTGACTTAGTAGAAAAAATTACGTATATTACGGGCATTAAATGGTTATATGAGAAATACAAAGGTGGACCTTGCGATGAGTGTAGAAAAAGAAAAGAATATTTAAATAAATTATATGATAAACATAATTCAATTGGGGAGTAACACAGGTAAAGACCACGTTACAGATTTCATAGAATACTACATAGACATAATAGATAAAGTTTTGTTAGTAGAGGCGTTACCTCAACTAGCAGACAAGCTTAGGGACAATTACAAAGGATATAATACGGATATATCAGTCCATAGTTGTGCAGTATCAAATAAGAATGGTACCGCAGATTTTTACTTTCTAGAAAATACAAACTTAAGGTTATCATCGTTACTCCCTAACGTTCATAGTGATTTTATGCGAGGCACAAGTAAAATTACAGTACCAACATTAACATTTGATTCATTATGTGCTAAACATAGTATGAGTAAAGTTGATGTATTATTTGTTGATATAGAAGGTTATGATGAGGATGTTATATCAACTATTGATTTTGCAAAGTATAACATTGGTACTTTAGTATGGGAATATAATCATTCTAGAAGACGTAATCCTAAACAACATGAAGCATTAAAACAAAAATGTATGGATTATGGTATGGTACAGGAAAATAGAGGCATGAATATTATTATGACAAAAATAGGAACAGAAAAATATAATATAACACTACAATAATGAAAGTATATCTAAGATTAAGCAACCAGAATGCTAGTGCAGGAGGTAAAAAACAACGAATTAAAGGATTTGATAAATTAGATTGTCTAAGAAATTTAGCAACTGAATTTGGAGCAGACAATATTACAATAATAGCAGATTCATTATCAGAAACGTTTAAACAACAAATTGAAACATTAAAACCATTTCATCATAGTAATGATACACCTAATGTTCCTAATTTAAATTTACGTGTTATACACGTAGAATACGGTAATGGTGCTGCTACCTATAGACACGCATATAACTTAGCGATTGAGGAAAATAAAGATTATGATAACGTGTATCTAGTAGAAGATGACTTTTTGCATCGCCCTGGTAGTAAAAAGGCAATGATTGAAGCATTAGATAAATGGGAGCAATATACTACATGCTATGATCATCCAGATAAATACTTAAACGCAGTAAACGGAGGAAACCCACATATAAAAGATGATGGTGAAATAACACGTGTGATGAGAACAGATAATTATCATTGGAAAATAACAAATAGTACAGTGATGACATTTGCAGCTAAAGTAGGTAGACTAAAATTAGATTTTCCTACACATGAGGAATTTAGTAAGGATACAATTACTGATTCATATAGAATGTTTATGGCATTAAATGAAAAAGGTATTGGTTGTGTTTCTAGTATACCTGGTTTATCATCACATTTAGAAACAGCATGGTTAAGTCCGGGATACGACTGGCAAAACTTTGATTACTTTCAAGATTTACCTAAAACAAAATTAACTGGTGCTACAAAAGAAATTATATCTCAAGGTAGTGCTAATCCTAAGAACGACGATATCTTTGTCGGAGGTATGTAAAGACATATATAAGTATATTTGGCTACCGCATAAAGGGTTCGTATATTCACGTATATGAAAAAAATAAAACACATGGATAGAGTAGTAATTAGAGGAATTTGGAAATTATTATTTGGTAACTGGTGGAGATTTATCGTTATAATCTTCGGTATAAAATATCTTATAGCATATTTTGGATAAGCAATGTAGGGAATGTAGTGGGGATTTAGTATTAGGAGAAAACATAGTTCCTAGTATGTTTAAAAATTCAGATTATATCTGTAGATCTTGTCATAATGAAGCTCAAAAAATAAAAAGGCAAAATAATATTGAACGATTTAGATCATATGATAAAAAGGCAAGTAAGAAATGGAGGAATAATAATCCAGTAAAAGCAAAAGAAGGATTTGATAGAATGCAATATAGTATAAAACCTGGTGTGTATTTTATTTATGATAAAGATGAATTAATTTATATAGGGCAATCAAAAGTACCTTATCATAGACAACGAATGCATTTTGCAAAACACAAATGGGCTACAATCTCTCCTGTAGCTAATGAATTATATGCTGGAAATCTACAACGTGAAAATCTGCGGTTTGAAATGGTTAAATTTATAGATGATGATGATATGCGTCTACAACATGAAGCTATGTTAATTGACCAATATAAACCTAGATTAAACACATATGTATTAGCATATACACACTAAATATACACTAATGAGTGGAACTAAAATGACAGATGCTGAAATAAATAAACGTGTCGAACTATGTTTCGATATGCGTTATAAAGAAGGTATGCGTCAAGTAGATTGGGTAAAATATTGTCATGAACACTATGATGATAAATCAGAGAAAACCTATATCTCATATTGGATTAAATCAAAAGAAAAATACGAAGATGGATGGAGAGAAAAATTATCAAAACAATTAGACCCTGCAGTTAATACGTTAATTGGTCTTATAGCTAGTGATGATGAGAAAATCAGACAAAGAGCTATAGATCAAGTATTTAAATACACAGGTAATGATGAAATTAAGGTTGCAATATCAGGTGAAATGGATATTAAACTAAATTGGGGTGATGATGCAGGAATTCTCGCTGAATGATTTTTATGATAATCTAAACGATGCATTCGCTGAAATGGAAACAGAATACGTCGATAAAGAAGAATATATAAACGCTGGTATAATGCACGACGCTAGAAAGGCATTAACACATGAGAAAGAATTATACAATATACTAAATGGAAATAACATTATTTACACCGCACCAAGGACAAAAGACAGTCATAAACGGTTTTTCAAGTAGTGATCATAAATTTGGTACTGTTGTAACTTCAAGACAATGGGGTAAATCATTATTAGGTCAAAATCTATTATTATATTGGTTACTAAGTAATCCTAAACAAAAGGGTGCTTGGATATCTCCTATATACAATCAAGGTAAAAAAGTATTTCAAGAATTATCTAATGCATCACATAAGGTAATTAACAAATCAAATAAAGCAGATTTAACAATAGAATTCTTAAATGGATCTACATTACAATTTTTAAGTGCTGAACGTGCTGATAGTGTAAGGGGATTCTCATTTAACTATATGGTTATTGATGAGGCAGCATACATTAAAGAAAATGCATTTCAAGAAGCAATATTACCTACGTTAACTGCTATAGGTAAGAAATGTTTAATTATATCTACACCTAAATCTAAAAACTGGTTTTATAAATATTATTTAAAGGGTGTCAGCGATAGTATTGACTATATCTCTTATCGCGGTCATTCAACAGACAATCCATATATAGATCAATCATTTATAGCAGAACAGAAAGCATCATTACCATCAGACATTTATAGACAAGAATATGAAGGTGAATTTACAGACGCTACTAGTGAGGTATTTAGAGGAATAGATAATGTATGTGTAGTACCTAATTATAGTAATGGAGATAGAGTACAACGATGTTTTATAGGTATAGATACAGGTTTATCTAATGATTATTCAGTGTTAACAATTATGAACGAGGCAGGTAGAGTTATGTTCATGGATAGAATTAAAGGTGAAAACATAAATACTATAGCAAATAAATTTATTGGTATAATGTCTAGATTTAACATACATGGAGGTTATATAGAAACAAATGGTATAGGTAGAGCAATGTATGATTTAATAATGCCTAAACAACGTAAAATAAAAGGATTTACTACTACACAAGATAGTAAAACACAGATAGTAAGAACACTAATTGAAGATATAGAGGCTACTAACGTTGAATTACCAGGTAAAGAATTAGAACCTGAATGTTATAAAGAATTATCA